TATACTCCGAAATTACAACTATTTTAAATAAAAACAAAATATTTTTTAAATTTTAATAAATTTTTTTAATTATTTCATTAAAAAGTTCTTCTGACTCCTGTTCGGTATTATTATAAAAAATATTGCATTTATTATTTTCTAATATATTTTGGATCTTAGTTTGTTTTGCTTTTTTGAATTTATCGGTTTGATTATCTTTTCTTTGTCTATGTCTTTGCTCACAAACATCATCATCTACTAAAATTACATTTATGTCGCATTTTACCTTGTCAAACAAACTTTGATTGAATAACCTATCTCCTTCAAAAATTATTGTGCCTGTTTTAACTTTTTTAATCATTTTTAAAAAATCAGGTTGCACCGCCATTGACAATTTATCTGTGCCTGAAAACAAACTTTTATTATATATGCCTATTATATATAAGTCGTTTGCATTAGAATATAATCCTCTTACTAAACCAAATTTAAAACCCGCAAATGGTTTATATTTATCTATGATCTTGCGCATTAGTGTAGTTTTACCACTTGCCGGTACGCCACCTATTGCAATTATTTTAACCATTTATATATTTTAGAAATTAAATAAGGATAGATTACAAGACCATCTTTCCAGCCGCCATTCATAACTATATTGTTTTCATTAATTTTTAAGAGCATACCCTCTCTGGGGTTTTTTATATTCATTGGTCTAGATCCAAAAACTATTTTATCATATTTATTTATGCCATTACCTTTTAACCTTTGTAAACTTGCATTAATATATTGTTTTTGTTTTTTCATATAATTAGAATGTCTAATTGCTGTGCTATCACCATACCACATATATTCGTTATGCCATTTCATAATTTTTTCATGAGTATATGGTCTATATGTATTTATGTAATTTTTTATTTGCTTTGACTTGAAGAAAAAACCATGACCTGTTAATGCATCAAGATTAGGCAATTTTAAAAGTTTCTTAGCTAAAAACCCAGCACAAATAATATTAGTGCCTTTATAAAAATTGTTTTTTGTTTTAGCACCCTCTAAATTGACCTCAATGACTTCTTCATTTATATAGTCATTTTTTAAAACATACGGAATTGGTAAATGATATATTTTTTTACTTACATTTTTTCCAAAAAATTCTCTTGACTCGATTTCATAATTGTCATTTATAAAATCTAGTGAGTTTTTTATATATGGAACATCTTTAAGCCAAGTATCACTAAATAAATTTTCACTAATTATAGAAGCCGCAAAAGGCATTCTTGCATCAAATATTCTATACTCAATTGATTTATTGTCAAAATCTTTAGCCAACATAGATCCAGCTAAACCTGCACCAATTATATTATACATTCTTTTGCCCTTTTTTCTAAATGATCTAAATCTTGACCAACCTTATATTTATTATGTTTATATGAATGATATTTACATAACAGAGTTTCAACCTCATTTATTCTCAAACCTTTATTATTATTATGAGGTGCTTGTAATTTCTCAAACCCCTCTAACATATCATAAGTATTAGTAATTAATTTTTTATACAATTTTGTGTCTTTTAAAATTTTAATGTCTTCTGGGTAGCCATTAATCATCAATAATCCTTTTAAAGGAAACGTATAAGCGTTTCTAAAGTCAAGAGAATCAAAATCTATATTTAATCCATATGAACAACTCATAAGATCCATAAACTTCCAAGCCGCCCAAGATCCATAACCTTTGATAGATTTTATTTGATTGAAAACAATTCTACCATCTCTTTCAAAAAACTTTTTTAAATCAACACCGAAAAATGCTTTTTGTATATTATTTAGATATTGTCTTGCATGCATTTTATGTTTACGCCTTTCATTGCCATACTTAACTTCTTCTAATTTTCTTTTTTTCAATAACACTTCTAATTCTGAGTAGCTATCATATATGACAAGTTTGTGTAATATCCAATTAAAAATTTGTTTGTTGCTAAAATTAAGTTCCTTTGATTTTTCTCTAATCAGGATATAATCAGGATCTATATCACCGGTAGTAATTAATTTTTCTGAAAATTCTCTAAATGATAATGACATTAAGCGAGACTTTGCCCTTTAACTCTGTTCTTTGCAATATTCATTTCTTCTTCAGCAGATCCGCAATGAATCATTTTTTTTCTGTAATACATTACTAAAGATATTCTTGTTGCATCTTCATCAACTTTTTTAATAGGTGTATTGCCATGCCATTGATGCACATCAACTAAAAGTAAATCACAATTTTGTATGTCGAAAGCAACACCCCATTTTGGAACTACAAAAAAACCGCCATTAAACCTACCTTTACGAAGTGCGACTAAGTTTCCGAAACCTTTTTCAAAATCACCCTTGTCAGTATGTACCGCAGTTTGCCAATTTTTATTTACTGTGACTGTAGTAAATGCAGTATCAGGAATAACAAAATCACTTGAAGTTTGGTCTGCAACATCTCTTTGTAATTTATAATGATCAGGCATTAGTTTTTCATACATTTTATCAACGAACTTAATTATTGGATATGCCTTTTTGAATTTGCTAAATTCTTTTTCATTAAATGCAGTTTGCCTACAATAAGGAAATCTTGCATTACGATCAAAATAACCTATAATTCCGCTATTAACTGAATTGTAAGCCGCATTAGTTTTTGAAATAGTTCCATCTTTTTTTACTTTGTAGTGTGTTGAATTGCCTTTGCTATCTAATTCACCGCTTGAGAATGGTCTATTGTTAGTTGGCTTAGCTGCTGTTTTTAAATTATCATAAGCGTTTTTTGCAATGTTTCCGGGTATTATATTTTTTCTAAATTTTGCTATTGTTTTACCTGTTTCAGCACAAAATACATCTGCATCATGATCTATAAAAACATTATAATCTTTTTCGCCAAGCATAGCACCAGCTAACTTTAATGCTTGTTCATCAGTTAATTTAGGTTTTAATTCATACTTTTTGATCATTGTATAATTTTTTTATTGCTTCGAATACTGTGTCTGTCAAATTATCTGTATTTAGAACAGATCTTAATTCTAATTCCATTTTTCTAAATTTAGGTTCAGTATCAGTATTCAAAAAAAGTTGTACCATTTTAACGTGAGATTTTTCTAAGTCATCTGGATATTCATATGACTCATCAATATCTGTGTTCATCTCAAAATCTAAATCATTTTCCCATTTAGGTAGATCTAACCCCCATTCAACAACACTTGCACTGTCCCAATTATTTGCAAGTATGTCCCAGTCCCATTGACCAAAACTCACATTGTCTTTAATTATAAATTCTTGTTTTTGCTGTTCAGTCCAACCCTCTGCAACGCTTATATAAACTTGAGTGAGTCCGGCTTCTAAACACGCTTTTAATCTCATATTACCGCCTAGCACGACCATATCTTCATCAACAACAATAGGTCTTTTTTCCAGCATTTGTGGAAATTCTTTAATAGATTTTACTAATTTATTGAACTTAACTTCGCTAATATATCGAGGATTAAATTCGTTTTCTTTGACTTCTTTTATGCTAACTTTTTTTATCATCTTTTTTGTTTTGCTCATACAAATATAAGTTTAAATCCCAAATTTTGCTAGATGCAATTTTTTGATCTTTATATGTATGTGGTGAACGTGTAATTTTACCATTATTATCAACTTCTATATAACATTCTTTGCGCAATCTTATTGGTACTATATAAATTTTTATTCCATGTGCTAAACACCATGATTTTGCTTCTAAATATATATTCACTCTATGCCTTTATAAATTAAATTTAAATCTTCATGCTTTTTTTGCATTGTTTCAATATGCATTGCAAACCCCAAAAATAAGTAATTTATTGCATCAGCATATCTACTTTCTATAGGTTCAGCTGCGTTCATATTAGGATTATGTGCGTGTGATAATATTGCTTGTACATGCTTGTAAAAAAATACTGCCCAAACTTCTTGCGGTTCTAAACCTAAATTTTCAGCAGTTGTTTTAAAATTGTGTAATACATCTGAATTTTTATTAGTGTATTCAGGTTGTTTTGCATTCATTATTTCTTGACAATTGTCTAAAATGTATTTTCTTATTTCATTAAATTTTTTATGATCCATAGTTAAAAAGGTATGTCGTTATCTTTAATTATTTCAAATTTTTTGTCAGTATCTTCTACTGGCTTATATACACCGCCATTTTTAAAATCCGGTGCTATTTCAAATGAACCTAACTGCCCATTTTCTTTACGTTTTACTTTTTCTACATATATTTTTACAGAGTCAGATCCGTAATTAGTTTTTTGTCCAATGTTTCTATAAACAATTAAACCATTATACGCCTTATTAAAAAAATCTGCTGATCCAGATATATCATATAATGTAGGTTTTTTATATTGACCGCCCTCGCTTTCAATTTTTCTCGGGTGTGCTACTAAAAATAAATGTGTTTTAGTTTGTTGGCAAAATTGTGTAATCTCACTTAATGTTCTTCCTATATAAGAATGATCTCTTTGTGCTGAATGATCTAACATATTCCAAGGATCTATTACACAAACATTAATGCCTTTTTGAAAAACTAATTGTTTAAATGCATCCAGTATAGATTTTAAAGTTAAATTTTCTAAATCAATTTTAATCCAATAAAAATGTTCTTCAATAAAATCTTTTACATTATCAAGATCTTCATTATTACAATTTTTACTAAGTAATTTATTTGCTATTCTTTTAATATGTGCTTCATAAGGAAAACTCTCAGGACTAAACATTGCACACCTGAATTTATGTCTCATAGCTATATTACATAAAACTTGATCTAAAACATCTGACTTTCCGCTATTAGGAATGCCCGATACTACAGACCATTCACCCATAGATAATTTAAAATAATTATCACTGCCACTTAATCCAATAGTGTAATTTTTAACACCATTTTCATTATAATTTAAAACACTTTGCCAAATATTACTAATATTTATAACACCCTCAATTGGAAATTGTTTAGCGTTTTTTATATATGTTCTTAATTCTTCCGCTCCTTTTTTAACTAAAACTTCATTTGCATCTTTATATTCTTCAAAATCTACATACTTACATCTATGTATGCCTAAACGCCTTGCTAATTCTTTTCTTAAACTTAAACCAGCTGAATCATTATCTGTGCATAATATTATCTCAGTTTTGTTTTCAAAATATTTATAACAATTATCTAAATATTCTAATCTTTGATTGCCTTTACTTGCACCATTAGGAACTGATACAACTGAATATAATCCGGCTTCATGTAATGACAATGCATCTATTTCACCTTCAACTATATAACATTTTTCAGTAGTTTCAATATTATTTAATCCATAAAAAATTAATTCTGCACCGCTAACTAATTTAAAATTCTTTTCACCATCTCTATATTTTACATTTACTATTTGATTTTTTCTATAATAATTAAAATTTATACATCTTCTTTTAGATTGTGCTTGTGGTATAAACTCAACACTTTCGCCTATTTTATAATGTGCCAAAGTTGCTTCACTAATTCCTCTATTTTTAAACCACGCTATAACCCTTTCATTTAAGTTTACATTTACTTTAGGTGGCAATACATATTCTTCTTTCTTTTTAAATTTTACATTACCTTGCCACCCGCAATGATGACAATTATATAAACCCTCATTAACATCTACAGACAAACACAAATCTTTTTTGTTTCGCCTTGTGTGTGAGCATTTAGGACATAATGTTTTAGTTGCTTTGCCTTTTATGTTTATGCCAAGATCTTGTAATTCAGCAGTATAATTCATAAGTATTTTTTAAATATATAAAAATATTTTAAATTTCTAATTCATCTATGCCAAGTAATTTTGACTTCTCGAGTACATATGCCGGTACTTTTGTTTGCCTAATATTAGATTTTTTGAATAACATTTGATTTGTTGCAAAACCCTCAAATCTATATTTTGGATAATTAGAAGAAAACAATGCAAATAACTGACACTCGCTTTTTAATCTTGTCGGAACCATTAATGGGTTTTGTATATTTCTGTTTACTTTAACATCTACACTTTTACCCCATATATAAGCATCGTAATAATCAGTACCCTCGTGTTTAGAAAAAATATCAATTTTAAAATCTGGGAACAAATTTAATTCCCTACAAAAAATTAATTCAGCACCAAAACCTACAATGTCTAATTCAGCTGTATTTTTTTTATTTATAGTACCATTACCTCTACCGACTTGACAATTTTGTTCATGTCGTTGTTTTCCTATGAACTCTACTATTTTTAGTTCAACAGGATCTAATTTATATACTTGACCTTTATTCATCTTTGACATATTTAAAAAGTTCTTTTAATTGATATTTATTAAACACTTGATTTAAATTAAAATAATTCAAATCACCAGTTTTAGTTTTAGCACCTAATTTTTCTTTGCCATCTTCATGGTATATATAATATTTAATGATGCCTTTAATTTTCCAAAAGAATTTCGGCTTATTAGCATTTTTATAAGTTTCATTATACTTGTCTATATATCTAATTCCGTTTTTGTCCTTATTTCTTAATTTCAATAAAGTCAAAAAATGTTCTGACCAAAATTCATGGTCTCTAATAAATTTTACAATTAAATATAATTGTTGAAAGTCATAGCCATCAACCTTATTTAATTTGTCTAAGCAGCCAAGCCACTTTTTTTTCTGTGCCTCAGTTTTAGGTTTATATCTATCGGGAAATAAATCTAAAAAATGTGGGTACACTTTTAACACTGTTTTATCCATAGGTTTATTATTACTTTTATTTATGTTATTATTATTAATAATATTACTTTGTAGTTGATTACCTTGATTAAGGTTTTCTGAATTAAGGTTTTCTAAATTAAGAGGATTGTCATTAAGTATATAATTCATACCGGCAATTTTGCCTTCAAAATATACACGCTCTCTTTTTAAATATCCAAATTCAATTAATTCGTTTATTTTATTTCTTATAGCAGTTTGATTTTCTTTAAAATGACCGCAAATAAATTCTATTGTAATTTGTTGTTTTGCTTCGTGGCTAAATAGCCAAGCATATAATCCAGTAGCACCAACGCTAATGCCTTTGTGCCTTAAAATATAACTTGGCACAATAGTAAACTTGTCAAACCTTTCCGGCTTTATTATTATATTAAACTTCATAGGCAGTACAA